GTCGCTCCGACTTGATAGTAGTCGTTGTTTTTAAGGCCATACCTATCTGCATTACCGACTGATCCGCCCACAGTTAGGTTTGCGAATTGCAAATCAAAACCATGAGAGACTCCTCCTTCGAATACATAGTTATTATCACTAGTATCTCTTTGAATTAATACATAAGGCGACAATGCAGTATTCAAGCTCAATCTCACAACTGCATCAAGTTGACTTTTACCGTTGACAGTTTCTTCATGCTCAAGGCCTAGATAAGCTTTGAGTAGATCTGTGAATTCAGAAGAAGCTCCCACAGAAAAAATATAAACACTTCGTCCATCAGAAAGTTCATCGAAAGAAGCCGCTGAACCCTGAAGGGTTAAGCTTTCAACTTCTTGACTATAACCCACCGAAGCAGAAAGATTTTCTTCTGTCAGTAGAGAGCCTTTGTTGAATGTATCGCTTCCGTATCCAAGGGATACAGAACCTGATCCAGCATAAGCCGCGTTAATAATAAGCGCCGTGATGGCAGTAAGGGTAATTAATAATTTTTTCATAATTAAAGTAGGATTATATATTATATATCAAAGAAGTCAATCAATTTTTATTTTATTTAGAGATTTTCCTTTTCTGCGAGGTATTTTAATTTCTAATATACCATTATTCATAGATGCGGATATTTTATCAGAATCTAATTCTGATGTGAGCTTGAATGTATTCTTGAATCCATCTTTAAAGATTTGTTGCTGAATGTACTCTCCTTCAATAGATTCTTCTTTTGGGGTTTTATAAGAGACAGAAAGCTTTCCGTTGTCGCATTCGATGTTGATATCTTCCTTGGGTATCCCTGGAGTTAGTAGCTCTATGACGGTTTCTTTTTCTCGAGCTATAACGTTAGCTTGAACTGGATAATCATCTAAGTCATTAAAATAATCTGTTTCTTCAGGTAATGAGAAATTAAGGAATAAATCATTTAATAGATTATTCATTGTTGTTTTTGTTTTTTTTGAATCTGGTCTGTAATTTTTTTTGAAGTAATATGACATAATTATATATTGTTGAGGGTTAAAATATTATAACCTATAATTGCAAAAGTTATGCCAATTATTTTTTAAAAAGAAAATTTCTCCATTCAGGACGCTCTTTTTGGAATGGATGAAAGAATGGATACGGATAAGAGGGTTTTAGCTCTTCTCCTTTGTGATTTTTGTAGGGGTATATAGCTGCCTTTTTCGCATTGCAAGGTTGACAAGTTAGTGTGACATTATGGCTCTCTTTTGTCCCACCCTTGCTTTTCGGGTAAATATGCTCTATTGTGGTATCTTTCATATCGAATTTATCTCCACAAATTTGACATCTACCTTTATATCTTTTGTATAAATATCTTAAATTTGGTTTCCCTTTTGTTTGGTAGACCCATTTTGCGGTGGTCAGTAATATAGTGGGTACGGGGTATAGTTTGTTCGATGAAGACATAAATGGCTGATTCTTGTAATAAGAAGCTCGCTCTTCATTTATCCACTCTTCCCAAAATAATGGCTCTCCTGATTGAGATAAAACTTTAACTGAAGAATTTTTATCAAAAACAGAGCCACAAGATATTAATTTTCTAATACCTTCTTTCGCTGTAGTGATATTGATTGGAGTCCAGAAGTGAGAGAGTATTAATACTACCCTATCTTTTCCTTGTATGAGGTCCAATATTCTTATTTAGGTTTTTCGTGGGTATACCCCATTTTTTTCATTTTAAGATGCTCTTCTAAGGTTTTTGCTTTATAACCTTTTCCTGTTTTTGGATCATACATCATATGCGGCTCAAAATCTTCTTTAGCATAATCTTTTTTCATTTTTTTAGATTGAGCTTTTTTGATGGCTTCTTTTGAAGGATAATCTTTATCTCCTGGCTTTGCAGGTTTATAGTTTTTGCCCATTCTTTTTTTCTTTTTTTGAATATTTTCCCAGAGCCCTGCGTCAGAAGTTTCTCCTTGCTTTTTAAGAATTGCATCTTGCAGGGGCTTCGGTAATTTTTTTTGCTTTTCAGTTAAACCCGCTTCCCCTTTTTCATATAAAGAACTTTTTATTTTGTCATATTGCATAGCGCATGTAGCGTATGTTTTGTCTTTATCCATTCCTGCTGTATTGACTAAATCTTTATCGTAACTCGCGCAATGATCCATGAATGGTTTTTTCATATAATCTTCACCAGCTTCAGAAGATTCTTGAGGTTCTTCAGGCTTCTCTTCTTCTCCTTTAGTCATTTTAGTAACACTTTTTTTACTCCACATTTTACAGCTCCAATAGCGGGCTTTTGTTTTTGGCCCAGGGTTTTCGCAGTTGTGGCGAGCTCTAAAATTTTTACGGCGACCAGGGTCATCACGTTTTATTTCCATGTTTGGATCACCGAAATTTACTTTAACAACATTGCCTTTTTCGTTTTTAACATAAACAGAAAACTTTTTTGGGCCTTTAGGTGTTCTGAAGGGTTTGTTTAGTTTTTTCCCTTTATTCGCTTCTGCCGCCCAGCTTTCTTCGCTCACATATTCTTCGAAACCTAATTCATCAACATCAATGAAAATCGTACTCCACATTTCATCTGTAAACTCAGGATCTTCTTGAAGTTGGTGGTTATAAATATCTAACTTTGCTTCAATGAAATCTTCTTCTGTGAAAAAGTTTTCTTCTCGTACTCCATCATCAATAAGAACGTTCGCAGAAGCTTTTGCAATATCTTGATCAGCTTTCCTGTAAGAGTCCTTTACTTTGCCGCCTCTTACCATTTTAAGGAATGTATTAACTCTAGCCATCGCCCATTGACCTCTACTTTTGCCTGGCCTATGGCTGGAGGAAAATGCTCCTGCTCCTCTACGATATACTTTCTTCAATTGAGAAAGAGTAACTTTTTTGCTGTATTTAGCGTTGTGTTCTTTTACTTTAGATTTGAGAGACTCTAACACTTTTTCTGAAAAAGTGATTTTACCACCTTTTTCTCCTGCGCTACCTGGTTTATTTTTATCTGAGCCTTTGCGTTTTTCTGATTTTTTTGCGGGTGTTTGCGCTGAACTCTTTGGTCCAGGACGTTTAGCTGAGTGAGATTCGTTTTCCATAGTTATTTATTACACAATAAATTGTAATCATTCTCGTACATTTTTTGCACTAATTTTTTAAAATCTGTTTTTCTTTTCCACCCTAATTCTTTTTCTGCTAAAGATGGATCTCCTAGCAGTAAATTAACTTCCGCTGGCCTATAAAACTCTTCGTTGACATTAACTATAACACGATTCTTTGGCGAGCGTTCTTCAATAAATTTCTCATTAACGCCTTTTCCGCACCAGTAACCTTTTAGGTCAGCAAGTACTAGGCATTCATTTACAAAGTCTTTAATGGAAAAGCATTTTCCAGAGCTTAATACGTAATCTTTAGGCTTTTCTTGTTGAAGCATAAGCCAAACACCTTCCACGAAGTCTTCTGCGTCGGACCAGTCCCTTTTGGCGTCGAGATTACCGAGGGAGAGCGGTTTAAAAGGTTGATTATTTTTAATCGAATGAGCGATTGAGGCTATAGTTTTGGAAATTTTTCTGGTTACAAATTCTTCGCCCCTCCTTGATCCTTCGTGATTAAATAGCCATCCTTGAACCGCAAAGATATTAAAGGATTCCCTGTAAACCTTAACTAAATGTCTGGCAGAAGCTTTTGATGCTCCATAAGGACTTCTGGGTTTCAGGGGATGATTTTCATCTTGGGGTGAATAATCTACATTACCGAATTCTTCGCTGCTTCCAGCATTATAATATCGACAATGAGGGCAGCTTTTAAGAATGGAGTCTAACTGATAAAGGACTGCCATAGTGTTTGTATGCATGTGATTTGCAGGCATTGACCAACTGTTTCCGACAAAAGAATTTGCTGCAAAGTTTATGAAAAAATCAGGTTGATGCTTCATTATAACTCCAGAAACATTCTGAGCATCAGTAATGTCTAAATCAATAACTTGAAATCTTGGGTGGTTTATTAGGTGTTCAATATTGATATGGTTTTTAACACTTAGTCTTCTTACTCCCGCTATGATTGTGTTTTTTGTGTTTCTTAAAAGATAATCAGCCATATGACTTCCGTCTTGACCTGTTACTCCTGTTATTATTACTTTTTTCATTTTAACATTAAAATTGAATTTATTGTGTTTTCTGTCATTAGGCTTGGTAAACAATTTTCTTCTATATTATAATATCCCCATTCATCATGTTCAAAAAAATCTTTTGCATTTTCATTTGGAAAAATTAGATCATTCAATTGAGAGTGAAAGACTGCGAATTTATCCGTTCCGCTCATATTGTAGGATGTTAAAAACTTTGTATTTTCTGATTTAATAGTAATTAGAGTTTCTTCATAGACTTCTCTGATTGCAGCTAGTTTTGGATCTTCATTTAGTTCTACCATTCCGCAAGGCATTGACCAATGTTCCGCGAAGTTATGGCAAATATGGCTGCGCCGACCTAGGAGAACTAAATTATTAAAAGTTAATAGTACTCCCGCTGCTTTATACATCTAAAAAATCGTCTAATTTTTCTTTGTTTTGCCAGTGCGGACATCCATCGTAATTCATTTTTACTATTTTATCTCCATCTTCAGGCTCAAGCTCATGTTTGCAATCAATGAATGCACTTTTTTTGATTTTACCTTCAGAATCTTTTAATACATAATATTCCATAGGTTTACGGTATGGACAAATAAAGGCCTTGATCGGTTCTCCATTTTTATCTAAAACTGGTTGACCTCTTGACATTTTGTAGCCATCTTTTCCACAAGCTAAAGGCCCTCCGAAAGTTCCATCTCTTGGGAAATCTTGTTTAGCTGCAAGGTTGCTAACTGCAGCGTTTTCATCAAAACTGTCTAAATAATCTTGAAATTGCGTTAATTGATACTCAAAACCTTCGAGCTCTTCGGCGGTAATTTTATCCATACGCAAGTAACCTTTTCCGTAGTTACCTAAGAGATCTTTATCTAAATCAAATCTCAGAAATAAAAATTCACTCTGTGGGTCTGTTTCTGGCATGAGGTGTTTTACTGCCAGGCAATATATTAAGTTCTGCAAATTATCTGTTATTTCTTTACCCTTAAATACTGACTTACTGCTTTTAAAGTCTCGAATAATCACAGAGTTATCTTTGTATACAAAAAGTTTATCTATATAGCCGCGAATTGCGTACCTAATTCCCTGATCTTCTTTATGTATCTCTAAGTCAAAAAATTGTTCTGACTCCGCTTTTACGGGCTTTTCTTCGCTATCTCCAAAGAAATCACACCGTAAGCCGTTAACTATCATTTCATCTATCAATTCAAGATTCTCTGAATCGTTGACAGAAAGTTCTTCAGCTTCCTTTTTAACCTGCGAAGCGACGACTTCTGTATTCCAAATTGTACCTTCTTTTACTATTTTATTGAATTCTCTTTTATGTTTGTCGCCTAATAGCTCAAACACATTATGGCAAATAGTTCCTCGACTTGATCCATCATTTCCTGAATCTGGCAGTTTTAATTTATAATTACACCAATAGGTCCAGCTGCAAGTTTGCGCGGTTTTAATCCTACTTGCGGATAATTTTGTTAACTCACTCATTGGCTATGATTTTTTTATTTTTTAATAAAGTCTTGGGCAATGATTTATGTATTTCATTTATCTTTTCTCTAATGAAAGATTTTTGTTTTTCTGGATTAGTAGATTGTAACTTTTCATTCCACAATTTAAAGTCTGATTGAGACATTTCTCCAAAGTCTTTTTTGTTTGGTAGGCATATTGAAATTTGATTTGGATTATAGTAATTTAAGAGCTTTAAGTAGTTTTTGATACTTGCATTTAATCCACGATTCTCTGATGAATGTTGATCGTTGTTTAAAGATATGATGATATTCGAAACATTTAGGGCTAATGTGGAGCATATAAGTTTTGAGGATATGTCTAATCCAAAAGTAACTAAAACGTTTCTGTATCCATTTTCATTCAAGTTAAGCATGTCACCAATGCTTTCCACAAAAATCACTGATTGGGATTCGTTTATGCTTTGCCTTGTTTCTTCGCTTACATATAATGGGTATATCCAACCTTTCTTCTTTCCTATATGCTTCCATTTTGGACGCCCCTCAAGGTTAGACATATCTCTACCTGAAAAACCATGTATTTGATTATGTTCATTATAAATTGGAAAAACAAATCTTTTATTTAATTTGCCACTAGTAGCGAATCCACCTTTTAATGACTTTAATACTTCTGTAGAAATACCTTTATCATTATAAAATTTATAATGAGGTAATAATTTTTTAAGACAATCTTCTGGGTATATTTCTTCCATTTCTAATTTCTCCGAAAAAGTTAATCTATTATAGTTTGCGCCAATATCTTCTTCATCAACATATTGTTTTATTTGCTTTGGGTCATTTGTACCTAATGTTATTTCTACGAGACGTTTGAATGGAGAGAAGGCGCTGTTTTGCACATGATCTTTCCAGACCCCCGTATTCTTGTATATTTGTATTGCGGTTTTATTATCTCCGTTCCTGAAAACTGCATTAGTTTGCCAATAAGCTCCTCTATCTGAAAGCTTATAGCCTAAACTGAGAAGCGATTCTTTAAGTTTTTCTTGAGATATCATTAAATATTTGGAAGTTCCTCCATAAACCCTTGTACCGCTTCAACTCCTTCGGAATCCATATGGTCCACCAAGTCTTGAAGGTCTCCACGCTCTTCAAGTGCAAAATTTTCCATATGTAGGTTGATGTAGTTTTTTCTTTTGCTTCCATCAGGCATTTCTACTGGTTGCAACGCTCTATGAACATCCTTGCCTAACCATCTGTATTTCAAACAGATTAACTTATGGGTACCAAAGCCTTCAGGTTCTGATTGAATTTCATCCATTGTTTTCTGTCGTAATAAAAATAGGTGGGAGCAGAATTGTGTGATTTGGTCGGAAAGAGAAACAATACTTTCGTCATCAACTACATTTTCAGCGCTACGATTATTTGTAATACCGAGTCTATTACTCTGAACGCTAGTTAGCATCGCAACTGTCGGGGCATCATTAAAGCATAATTCTTTTTGAATTAACTGCTTAAACTTGTCAACCATTCGTCCGACAGTTTCCCATGAGCTTGCTCCATTTTGCCTTTCGTATGTTGTTTTGATATAATCAAAACTAAAGATCATTTTGTTTCCGCGACCTATCTCTGAATAATAGAATCTGCGGATAATATTTAGCATGCTATCGATACTATGACCAGCAACGTTGTAGTAGTAGAATTTAAAGTTTTTAATCTTATTCCACGTATGTCTGACTTTATCAATAATCTCTTGTCCTGCCTGTCTCCACCTACCTGTTTCAAGTAAGTGCATTGGCACTCCAGATAAAGCAGAGCATTGTCTTATTATAAGCTCTTCTTTGCTCATCTCTCCATTATCAAAATGAAGTACTGGGACGTGCCCATTAATTGAAGACACTTTTGTGCAAAAGTCCATACAAAATTGCGTTTTACCTACCCCTGCCCTTGCGACTACAACAGTTATGTTTCCCGGGCGCAACAAAGAACCATATAATTCATTCACTCTTTGATGCGGACCCATTAAACCAAATTCATCAATAGGGTTATTACCCCTGTCTTCGATGAAATCTTCCATTTCATCAAATAAGTTTTCTGGCTTATTTGACCCTATTTCATAAAGGTTAACTTTATCATTATATATTTTATCTGCTTCACTGACAATGTCGTCAAATGAAGCGCTACTAGATAATGATTTCATGTTTTTAGCAACTTGTAAAGAGGAGTTATGTATCTCTCTTCGGACTGTTATTTTTTTAAGCTCTTGAGCCGCCTTTAAGACACCTTCTTTGGAGATCTGCCTTAAAGATAAGGCTTTAATATAGTCTGCGATATTTATGTTATCCTCGAAGGATATATTTAAAGATTGAACCCTTTGGGTTAGAATTACTTCATCTAAAGACTCTGCTTGCTCTAGACTTTGTCTTAGGACACAAAAAATGGTTTTATTTACAATAGTGTTATTGTCAAAAAAATCTTTTTCATCTATGAAGGAGGCGATGAGAGGATAAGATTCTGGGTATTTTATTAGGCCCGCTATTAAATGTTGTTCTAGTTCATATGAATATACCATGTTCGTATGGTATCATATATTATGAATTTAGTCAAGAGATTTCTTCGTCACCGAAATCATTTAGGGGGTCTAAGTGAATTTCTTGGGCAGAAACTTGTTCTAAGTATTGTTCAAGGGCTTTTCGCAATCCCATTTCTATAATTGGAGAATTAGCTTTTGTAATAATTGAGGGTAAGCCTTCTTGGTTTACATATGATAGGATAAATCCACTGTCTCCGCCTGTAGATCCTGAGAATTCGAAAAGTTGAGTAATAATATTTTCGGGCAAGTTAAATGGCTCCAGTTTTTCTGGGTCAATATGTTCTTCATTCATAATACGTTATTACACATATTAAAGATGAACACCAAAGTTTTCGAATAGTTTTTCATTTAATTTATCTTCTTCGTATATTTCAATTAACTGAATACCATTCAGTTCGCAAAATTTAAGCTTATCTTGATCTCTCTTTAATTGATTGATGTAATTAATCTTATTCTTTCCATGAAAGAAAGGAACGTATTTTGTATGCTGTTTTCCTTGCACTTCAACCGCAACCTTTTTATTTGCATTGTAAAAATCTAAAGAAAGTTTTGTACCTGCGACAGGAAACTCTTCAAATACAATATGGTTTCTCCAATATTCTTTAAGAAACTGTTTGGTTCTGTATTGTATTTTACTTCTACTTGGCCCATCCCAGTTAATTAAATAATTTTTAGCCTTTTTAACAGTTCTAGTTGCTCCAAATAAAGTCTTAAAGCGCATTGGTTAAATTCTTAAAATCTTGATAGAGGAAATCTGAAAGCTTTTCGTTTTCTTCTAGAAAATCAATTAGCCTTTGCTCTCCTTGGAATTTTTCATTTATTTCCAACTTTTTATCAGAAAGTTCTTTAATTAGATCTTCCGAAACAGATATCCACGCACCCTTCTTTTCTATTAAATTAAAAAGATATAACATGTCAAGAATTTCTCTAGCTCTCCATACTGACTTACCGTTTTTTTGTCCGTACTTAATTGGATACCTTACTGAAGATCCAGTTTTTTCATTTACGCTTTTCCTAAATTTAATTTTGCAGTAATGCCCTATAGGCTCACCTTTATCATCTAGTTTTGTTGCGGTTGGGTTTTTAAAAATTAAATCAGAAGTATAGCGCTCTTCAAATTCTAGAATAAAGTTCGCATAGTGTTTAATTGCATTACCTCCTGCTTGTTTGACTTTTGGGCCTCCTCTAGATGCATAGGGATTGGTTGCCACTTCAACTCTAACTTGACTAGTTAAAATCATTGTATGCCCCATTTTTGTTATAGGTAAAACCATTTTCTTTAAAAACACAGAAGTTATTAATGCTCCTCCTGCAACTTGCTCTGATTCCGCGAAAGGTTTGTCAATGTCATTTACTCTGCATAATGCATCAACGCTATCAATTATGAACATGTATTTCTTGTTGTGTTCATTATGAAAAACCAATTCTCTTATTAATTCAAAGACTTTTTCAAACACATTACAATCAAAAACAAAGAATTTCTCGGGATCTATATCTATTCCTGATCTTTCGATCATCTCGGGGCTAAATCTTCCCTCACTTTTAATATAAATTATCATCCCTTCTTTTTTAAACATTTTTTGAAAGTTTTTAGCGAAAGCCATAGCGCAGCTAGTTTTTCCTCCTTCATTTATACCTGTGAATCGATGCGCTCCACCAGGTAAGCCTCCTCCTAGCGCTATATCTAGATTCAAGCTTCCACTTGGAATTTTATATTCTTCACTTTCATGAAAATTATAATGGTATTTTTGATTATCTTTATCTGATAAGAATTTAGATATTTGATCTGTAGTTTTAATTTCTTTAGTTTTACTCATCTATAAATTGCCTGATTGTTTTTGTCTTTTTAGATACTAGTTTATCTTCTCCAAATTTCTTGCCAATTTTAATATTTTCTTTTGGCGGTATTTTATAATTAAATTCTCTATATTTTTTTCTTATCTTTTTTAAGCCTATGGGACTTCTTAGCAATGCTAGAGAATTAGATTTAGGTAGCGAGACCTTTTCCCAAAATTCTATTTGAGGGAACATTTTCAATAAATCATTTAGAATTTTCATTTCCCTTGCCCAAAAAAATCTTTTTTGAGTTTTAGGCTCTTCTACGAATTTTTTTATTAGATCTTTTTTATGAGTCTGCTTCACTCATAAACATTAACATATATATATTGCTTTGTCA